CTAAAATTTAGCGACAAGAGTGTAAACCCCTAAGACTGGTACGTAACCAGAATGAGGGTAAAATTCATCTTGACTAACATTTAAGTTAGCTAAGTCTAGTTACGACGGTCCAAATAAAACTATGTATAGCCGCCCTATACATAGAGTTTCGCTTGCGCGAAGAGAAAGCTTAAAAAAGCTACTCACCCCCAACCCATTGGCAGGTGAGTTATGTCAGGTTTTTACTGACTAAAACTCTCCGCAAGGGGTTAGGGGTTTAAGCAACCGTACCATATGGCGTTTCATAATAATAAAACGTCGGTACGCAGTTGAAATAGAGAAACGTAAAATCGTGACCTGCCATAAAGTATAGGTCAACAATCGTTGCGGTCTCGTTTCCAACTCGAGTTGCTTGGTTGTTTTTTGTGGAAATTAAGAGTTCCACGCCCTGGTTCAGTTCCTCAACAGGAATAGGTAAAGCAGAAGCAGTACCACTACTAGTCTGATATCCTACAGAGGATGTGAATCTGAGTGGCGAATAATATGGGAAATGAGCCATAAGACCCGCCTGGGTTTTCTGGTTTGTAAGAACACGACCAGAGGCGCCGTTCACAAAGGTTTGAGCACGATATTTGGACACTGATCCCAAAGCTGAAGGGTTAAAAGCATTCCAAGACAAAGGATTATACCATCCCTGTCCTGTTGTGTTTCCTTTAAATGCCCAGTCTACAGTAGATGATCGAGCCATAGAAACCAAGTTTGAAGCTTCAGGTGCATCGACGTTCGCATTGTAAACAATTGAGCCTCGCGATCCAATGAATAATGGTGCTGTCATGGAAAAAACTGATGGTGCTGTATGTGCATAAGGGTAGATTAGTGTAGTTGAGATTAAACCTGTACCATAAGCAAACTGGTTCCGACCAGGGGCATTCTGACCACTAAGCTGTGGGTAACGTGGAAAAGACCATCTGTTATACACACCAGATCCTTGTGGTTCAGATCCGGCTTTACCAACAAAACATGTGTAAAAATTCTGTCGGTGAAGTAATTGGCGTAAACTCTTGACAGATTCTCCCATATGAATCTTCATCAAATCATCAATTCGTGTCCGCTCAGTGAACGTCATGTACTGTTTTTCTTCGTCAGAAGGCTCATTTTCCGAAACCTCAGCTTGTGGCTGAAGGAAAGTAAAATTAGGAGGAGCTTCTTTAGGATTTGCAAATACAAAGTCGCTCCCTGCTTTAACGAAGACCAACATTTGAACATCAGAACTTGTAACAGGAGAAGTTTGTGGGTTGAGAACTGTTACACTCAAGGTTCCGTTGAAGAATGAATTCCAGTCGGCAATCACTGGCAGAGTTGAAGTATTGAATAAACGTGTTGGATCATCTGCAGCAGTGCTGTAATTTGTCATGAATGCTAAAGCTTGCATATATGGAATTTCGAATTCAACATCTTGCGTTTCACCAATATCAACAATCTTAGTAAAAGATGTGGTAATGGTATCACTAACAAGAGCGGTACTCAAAGTGGATAAATCGTATCGTGGGTCCCAGGTGATGCGAACACGTCCTTTATGGAAATGTGTGCACACAAACCGAAACCGGAAGATAATTGATCCTCGCCAACTTTGAAAAAGCCTTGCTAGATGAGCCATTGGAGTTTGAAAATGCCGAATGTATGTTGGTGATGTTAATTTTTCGTATTCGTACAAACTCGGTGAAATGTATGTGTTGAACAATTTTGTTGATGATGGTGCTGTAGCAGTCCAAGTAGCAGTTGTAAGATAAGATTCCCTACCAATAATCTCCGAAATCACCAATTCATCCTTGGGAGGTAAACCAGCAATTCGTGGATCAATAGTAAGCTCATTCTTATCATCCAAACTAAGCTTCTCATATGGTGTGCTAATCTCTGTAGTAGCCATACCATAGTGCGAACCCGGTTTGAAAGGACGTTGTGCTTCTGTATTGGGTACATTTGTAAATCCAAAATACTTAGCAACACTACCTATTCCATTGGCCACCATTTCCGTACCCATAGCATAAGGTTTTAGTACAGGGATACGTGACAATGACCGAGCTGCCTCAGCAACAGCTGATGAAGGACCTGAAATTGGCCCGAGCTTGGAATATTCACTCTGTACTGCCAAAGCATAAGTAGGAGCAGACAGTTCAGCATCCTCACACCATGCGATCACTGTTAAAGTAACACTAGCCGTCGTAACACTATTTGCATTACTCAAAGGAGTATAAGAGAAGAGATGACAAACACCCATATCTTCAAGATCATTAGCTGATGTAATATCTAGCCATGTCTTGGGATAAAAGAAAGGTAATGTCATTTCCCCACCCTGACTCGTCTGAGGATAGAATTCTACGCCTTTTTGTTGTGAGCGAGAAATAGCATAACCTGCAATACTACCAGTTGAGTAAGCGCCTGTCGTACCTGATCGCATATAACCAATCAGTGGTTCATAACACATTCTACCCGCTCCATAGAAAAAGGGAGAAGCATTGACCATCAATTTGACGTGTAGTGTTCCTCTGAACAAACCAAAGTTATTCAGCTTCTGCTTGATCTGTGATTGATCGGCCCATAATTTCCATGGTTGAAAGTCCTGCAATAAATACGCTCCTTCAGTCCATGTAGTAGTGAGAATCTTCACAGGGCGTTTGAGATATGATTGAAAATTTGCCACATCAAGATCATCAGCTGTTCGAGTTGGGTCAGGATTTTGAGACAAATCGATGCTATTTGCTGAAGCTTCATCAACGAATTGGATATTCTCCATTTCCATTTGTTCCAAAAAGATGTCGGTTTTACAGTGCCGAACGCACTGGTTGTCACAAGGCTGACAACGCGCCAATCCGGTCCCGCCCGAATTTTGCGTTTGCTGCTCCTCTCGAGTCAGCGTGATTAATATATTTTCTGCACCTGAATTTATTTGATTATCGCAAGAGTGGTAGTCCGACGACAACGAGCCAATGTTTTTTTGTAATCCGCATTGGCACAGATTATGGGAGGATTTTATTTGTTTTTTAAATACTGGATTGCACAAGATCCTCAACTTGTTCAATCTCTTTGTTTTTTGACATTCACACTGTTCCTCCAACTGTGTAAATGTCACTGGTGTTTCCTCAAAGAAAAGATTAATATCCGTTATTGACTCCACAAATTCATCAACATGAACAATTTCTGAATTACGATATTTCAAAAGAAAAGTATCATAAGTTGGAAATAAATCCTGTTTAGCGAGGTAAGTTAAATTATACCAATCCAAACATTGATGAATTTGAGCAGTGAATTCCTCAAATTTCTCTCTTCCATGAAAAAACATTTCTTGCTGTGCTGACATCATAGACATTATAGACTGTTCTTCTGGAGTAATGGCGTCTGATCTTAATGCAATCAACAAACTCTTTTCAATACTTGCCATATCAAGAGGACCGACCCATCGTTGCAAATCGTGATTATACACAAATTTGCGCTTTAAGAAATCGATCTCTTCAATAGGTAAGAAATCATAATCATCAGCTGTTTTAACTGCAGGTGTGATCGTAACACCAAAAGTCGACATCTTCTCCTTCATAACATGGAAAGTGAATGTATTGAAATCGGGATGAACCGCAACAATAAAATCATCTCCATAGGTTACAACTCTACACCGTTGTTGAAATTTTTCCAGTAATGGATCATCGGTCACATGTCTTCTGTAAGCCATACGAATATAGCCTGAATTAGCAAAAGAATTGATGATTACTGTCAAAATATGCCCACTAGCATGATTCTTGAGAAAAGACACCAACGTGCCATTGAAGTCCACAAACGCGTATGCTGTCTCAATTGCCAACATAAGCATCATGTTCTCAATCTCCGGAACTTCCTCCACTGTACACTTACCAGAAAAGACCAAGCAATGGGTAATGATATAAATGGCAACCTTGAACATATTATAAATGTACACAGCTGTCATTCGTTTATCATACTTACTATGATCTCCAACAATAAAGAGTGATGAAAATTCTAGGAGTGTGTTAGCTAAAACGTCCCATTGTTGGGAGTGAGCATTAATTCCCACTGCAGTCTCGAATTGCAAGGGACTACCTTGAATCACGCGACACAATGAAAGAAAATACTGCCTCATAACAATACAATAGGGCATTGGAGCACTCATGAAAACACGAATAGAATAATCAAGCACTTTTGCTTTATCTCGCGCTTCATCTTTCAATGATGCACTAAATATAACTTGGCTTCTCTTTCCAATCTTCGCATTTTCGTGAATCCTATCACACGCTTGAATAACTTCTTCCGGTACTGAATACTTTCCGTTGGGGAGTTGTTTGAAAATACTTTTCTTACTCTTCTTCATCGGAAAGCCAGTTGAGGTTTTCATGTCAATTTTGTCAACTCCATTCACACCATCGGCCCCTAAGATAGCAGTTTCATAATCATAAAACTCTATCATATTCTTCTGATCAGGCGTCATTTGATTGATGAAATCTCGTGCTAAGATTTTGGCTATGAAATTGGCTTCAGCTGATGACACTAAGATATCTGGGGACATCATATCATCAAGAGCTTTATGCCAACATCTAGCACCAAATACTGGGGGAACACAGTTTGTTGTTTTACCTACACTCTTCCAAAAAGATGAGACATAAGTTTCAGTAACTTTAGTTTTCATTTTACTGGGTCCTGTAGATAATGATCCATAGACTTCGCCCAATCCTGAAAGTCGGTATGCTAGTGGGTCATGCTGGCGTAAGATGGGTGTTAACTCAACTGGAGGTTGTAAGAATTTCTCCTTATTTAATTCCATCTGAGGTACTAACTCACCCATGTTGCATTCACCAACATCACATTTCGGTGATTGTTTCAACAATTCTTGTGTAATGATGCTAGCACATGCTTTGTTATGACGGCCTCCAAGAGAATGAATTCCCATAATAGCAAAACCTGCGGCAGTTTCAACAATCAAAGGCGAACCACACATACCATTCTTAGTGTCATTTTCAACCCACCCTTCCGCTACGTGATAGGTTACGATTTTTCCATCGAGATTGGGGTTCTCTCTGAAAGATACTTCGACATTTTTAACTTCAGATCTCATCAATAACCCTTCCTTATTCCGGTAAAGGTAGTTTCCATTAAACCTACCCTGCATGGGTTGTTTAGGGAAAAAGCCTTTAATATCTGGGAAAGGTTTGAATGTTTCAAGTCTGATGATAACAACATCATAGTACTCAGCGACCAATAATGTTTGTTTTTCAAAAACTGTGCTTGTATTGTTTCCAATATGTGTGAATTTGTCGTAAAAAAGAAATTTTGCCTGACATACATCAGGTAAAGCATCAAAAATATGCTTATTCATCGCCATATCAAATCCACCCAGGCAAAGAATATCACATGCAAATGTTTTGTCTTCACTGGAAAAAACCACGTTGGCTACATTACGCGAAATTTGTTTAAGAACTTCATCCTTAGATCTCCCCTTAGATGAAGTAACTTGAGGCAAAAGATTGCAACGATCAAAAATAGGAATTTCCGTCACCCACCTGACTTTCTGTTTCTCATTAATGGGGATAGGTTTGACAAATCTGACTTGTTCTTCTTGTGGGTCTTCTTCCTCTTTTGATGAAACTTCCAATGGTCTCATTAATTTCCAGATCGCGATTCCTGCTAAAATTCCTCCAAACACAATCGATGTATTTCTAGACATCAGTTGCTCTTTCGCTCTCTCACCAATTAAACGCATACTTTCACGTGATACAGTGACGATTTCATGTGGAATGATCTTATCCATGAGGGTGGTACAAGAATTCTTTGTCTTGATTACAAGTTGAGAACATGAGTCCTTAACTAATTTAATAGTTGGAGGACGATAATTCACACATGAGTTAAAGCATTGAAACCAGAAATTGTCCAATAGAAATTTTCGAATGAAGAAGAATATCACACCCCATACCGTCATTGTAATAACAGTAACTGTAGCAACAGTTGTAATTGAACTCTGATTCTCTAAAGTACCACAGCACATATACAATGGTATATGGTGTTCTCCACACATTTCAATTGCAGCAGTTGCTTTCAATCTATTTTGCATGGATTTTTGCCTTATTCTATGTGTTTTGACAGTTTCAACAAACCACATCAAAAACTCTTTCTGACCAACCTGGTCTAATACAAGAATTTCCTGTGCTCCAAGGTTCTTCTCTTTAGTAACAGGATTTCGCAATGGGAGCGGACGAATTTCTTCAACAGTGTATGTCCAATAATCAGGGAATTGACCCGCAGTTTGATCACACTTACTGGGATCCAACATATTAATGTCAGGAGACATTCTATATTGGGGTTTCACAGTAGGTGTTACTCGCCACGGTAAACGTCTACGCGCAGCACTAGGACAAGTGAACATCTTATCAGCGTTAAGATCTGGTGCATTAGATGAAGCAATAATAAATGCTGGTCTAATCGCAACCTTTCCCTTCTCACTTAGGTCAGCCATATTAGCTGTTGTTGGAATGTTCTGAACATATCGAAATAATTCTGAAACACTCTTATCGACACCTGTTAAAAGGGATGGAGCTGTTGTTGCTACATCATCCATATTGATAAACCACATGTAAGATTTAAAACCAGACATGAAGTCATCAGAAGCGTCGCGCGTATAAAAATAACGTGGGTCATCAGGTAAATCAGTCAATTTAGCAAACACACTAACCAAAAAATTTTGGATAGATGTTTTACCAATTGATGAATCTCCGGTGAGTAACAATGTGAATGGTGCTTGACGTGGACGACCTACAATTTCAGCTGTCATGAAATCACCATAAACAATTCTCACTTTGCTGACAAGGGTATTAATCTCACGCCGGTCTTTCAAATTCTTTGCAAATTTAACATACTCTTCTCCTCGAGCTATACTCTTTTCACAAAGCAGTTGAAATTCCTGATCAGAAAATGTTCGGATCAAACAATCTTGACCTAACATCAGATTCCACTCCATGATCTTAGAACAATCATCATACCATAAAGCATATTCATCGCCATTGTGCAGGAGAGGACCTAATGATTTAGATTCAACGCACGTACACAATCGAGAAAAAACAAACTCCGCAACATCACAAAAAGCCAAAGCAAAAGAAGTTAAAGATTTATGTTTCTTTTGTGCCTTAAACTCACCATAGATAACGTCGGCAACATTATTCGAAAAACCAAAATGTTCCAAGGTGCCAAAAGTCATGCAAAAGGACATAAATTCCCTCATCTTTTCTAAAACTTTGGAATCTGACATTCTCTCCCAATTTGTGATCATATCACGAACTTCACCCTGTTCATTCAAAACACTATCGATCTCTTCCCAAAGGGAATCGACCAACACTTCAAATTGATCGAGCAAGAAACCGGTTAGTGATTGGCTTGTCATTTGTCCTATACACGACAAAGCTACAGCGGAGTACTGTAATTTTGTAGTGCATTGGGAAAGAACAACAAGATTAAGAGCAAGGCTTTCTAATTTTTTGAGAGGTATAGTAGTCTGAACTCGCCTACTATAGACCTTGCATTGAATAGTCAACAACATAAAAAGTTTGCGGATCTCTCCATTGCGAAATTGGACATCAGCTTGCTCTAAGAAAGTTTTCTTAACAGCGGATGTTTCCAAAATAGATGAAACATGATGTGTATCCTTGACTAGCCATTTACGACGGATCTTGGTTTGGTCTTTGTGACAACTTTGTGGGTCATGTATCCTCTGATATCTTACTCGTAAATTAAAGCGAGTTGAAAACTGTTTAATGATGTTTTTACGCATCACCTGTGTCTGCTTCATTCGTCTTTTACATGAATACATACTCTGCCAATTAATTATTTCTTTCCTGAACTCGGAAAGATTTAAATGATGAAAGGCTAAGTAGTCTGCATATGTCATGTCATTGACATCAATCCAATTACCATGGACGTGTTCCAAAAATGGAAACTGGGGTTTGTAAGAAGCGACGAAATCATGACGACAACGATGCTTCAGTAGGGAGAACTCATAAAGCAAACATCTAGTCCGTTCTCGGTGAATTAGATAAGCTTGAAGCTGTTCTCGCGAAGAGAAAGCTTCATGTACCATAATAGGTGAATTACCTAAGTACATAGTTACGATGTTCTGAAAGATATCATCGCAGAAAGCAGAAGAGAATTTCTTGATTTGTTTTTCAAATGAAATTATCTCCGCGTTTTGTCTAAGAAGACGAGCTGTGTTGATGGGCGTTATCCATCTTCGTTCAGAAAGCGTTAACTGTTGGTGTCCCTTGGGGAATGCACCGTGCGCTAAAATCGTTTTATTGTTAATGTTGTGGCTCATGATTTCTTAAAACAGGTTTTATTTCTCTCGCTGAAAAGATATCCCATTCAAAGTATGGGAACTTATCTCTCGACTATTAACGTGAGACAGTAACTAAAATAAGCTTTCGCCTGTGTTGATTAAGAATGACAATTTCTTATACCTGAAAGGTAATTACATCATCGGATTTCTCAACGACTGTTTCATGCTATCTGTAACTGTGCTGGATTAGAACTTTAAATCCGGAGGGAGTTGTTAGATATAACATGTTCATATCTTAATAACAGGGACTACTAAATTATTTAGTGTTGTATGATGGTTTGATTTTTATCCAAATTCTAATGCCTTAATTTTTAGGTGTTTTTGTGGTTAGAATCATGGGTTTTATAAATTTCCGTGGCTACAGTGCCAGTATAGATTTTGAGACTCATATAAGCTATATCTTATAATCATGGTCAAATACAAATATAAATAAAAATGGTTTTAGCTATCAATAATAAGATAAATAGGGTTACTAGCAGAATACCCCTAAATAAATTTTTGACAATCTAATAACTGACGTATATAAATTAAACTTCTTTTAACGTCATAGGATACGTAATCCTATGAAATGAAAATTAGAATGACGTATATAAGTTGTTATTAGGTGTCGGTTTGACGATCTATAGTTGATGTATATAAATGAAACTTCTTATGACATCAGAGAATACGTAATTCTCTGATATTAAAATTAGAATAACGTATATAAATTACTATAAATCGTCGACGGAGTCTGTTGTATATTAAAACAACAGACTCCATAAAAGGGCATAAGCCCGATCATACCAGTGACAAAAGCTGGTTTTTGAGTTCAAATAGAACGGAAAATGTGCAGGGTATAAACCCTGC